ATTCCAGTTTGTTAATGATGACGGACATGCTGATCACTCAGGTCTAATTAACTGGGATGCTGGTGTGATAGCAAGAGGAGACTTCTTCTTATATCCAACATCCTGCCCAGAAAACGTTATCCTAACTTCTGCATGCACACCATCGTTCTCAGTTGACAACTTAGGTAACGTAACTGCTCAGAATACATTAACAGTCACAGGTACTGCAGCAGCATCACCAACAGAGGCAGATGTATTCTCAGTACAGAATCTAGGTATTAGTGGTGGTAGTGAGTATACTATCAAACAAGATCGTTCAATTGATGCATTCGGTATCACAAACTACACCACATCAACTGGTGCAAGACATACAAGATACTTATCCGCAGCATCACCAGAAGCAGATCTAACATTGATCGCAAATATAATATACATGGTCAATATTCAAAATACACAAACATTGATCGTTACATTACCAGCATCACCACAAACAGGTGACATTGTAAGATTAATTGATGTAGGTGGTAACTTGAAGTATGACACAACACTAGTCGTAAGAACTCCTGAGACCAGTGGAACACCAATACAAGGTGACTCAACTGGAACACTATTTGGAGATAGATTAACTCCATATCCATCTGGTGAACTTGTAGTTCAGACTCCTAATGCAGCATTTGCGTTAGTATATCTTGGAGCAGTTGATAGTAATGATCAAATCGGCATCCCAACCAGCGTACAGGGTTGGTGGTTAATGGAGGTATAATAAATGCCAAGTTACAATCGGATAAAAGCAACAAAAGCCAGTCCTATAGGCACAATCATGCCATGGACTGGTAGTACGAGCAGTTCAGATCTGACACCAGATGCCATACCAAAAGGTTGGATAGTCTGTAATGGTGCTCAACTACAA